AAGCTTTTTATATGGTTTTTTTAGCATGGCGGAGGGGGTGGGATTCGAACCCACGGTACGTTGCCGTACGCTGGTTTTCAAGACCAGTCCATTCGACCGCTCTGGCACCCCTCCGATTTGGTGGAGCTGACTGGAATCGAACCAGCGACCCTCTGCTTGCAAAGCAGATGCTCTCCCTACTGAGCTACAGCCCCATTATCTACCGACTTCACCTAGAAACTTTTCTTTACATTCTTCCCATGTAAGAAAAGCAAGTTCGTCATAGAATAAGGTTTCTTTTAGATTTGTTCTGTTATTATTTAACAGGTTTGTGATTCTTTTTCTGGCATATTTTTCTTTCCAGAGTTCTGATAGTGCCTCTGTAGAAAAGTCTTGTGATTTGACCAATTGATCTTCTGTAATCTCACCTCTTAGAAACTCACGTGAGTTATCATATAAAGAGGACCAATAGATACCCCTTTGATGATCACTACGAATTATATCTTTTGGTATATCGAGTTTAGAATAAATGAATTGTCGCATACGATTACGATGATCTCGTTTAAGTGTTTGACCATTCTCTCTCTTCGCAACATAGAGTAAGAAGTATCTGTCGTTGTAGTGTTCTTCAGCATAATCAAGCATCGCCTTTTCAGTATCTTTGGTAAGTTCATATGATAATGAACCTTTACTGTAACCCATTTTCTTCCAATGTTTCAGTCTATCGTACTGAGATAAACCACCTGTCTTTGCTTTACCATATAATGATGTAGTTGTAACTGAGACCAAAACATCACCATAGTTCTCACGCCACTGGCGTTGGATATCTTCGGATAAACATAGAAGTGCCAGTAATTTCCCACCTGTGTAATTGAAACCTAGAGGCTGAAGGGGGACAATAGTTGACCCAATAGCACTGTTGTTTAGTTTACCACTGTTAGTTTTGTATTCTCTATCCCACCCTATGTGATCGTCACGTGGTGTTAGATCAATGAAATCTCCTGTAATACAAATGACACCAAGATATTTACCTGTAACTTTATCTCGTACAAGATAGTGTAGGTTACGACCAATGTTTGATGAGTTTTTCATCGTAGATGTCATAGTTCGTACACAATTCCATTTCTCTGTGAGAGTGCCAGTAGACTGGCGATCTTTAATGTTATCCGTGTAGACTAATTCAGGTTCTAGTTTCTCAAAGTCCATAGGGTCTTCAGGAAACCATATATTGTTTTTACTTTCAGTGATGATCTTTAAATGATCTTCGTTGACAAATTGTTTCTCTTCACCAAATAAAGTACCCATAGATTGTGTTGGGTATTTCATTTGTATTTCTAACCATTTTTGATAGAGTGTATATTCTTCTACACCCATTTGTGACACATAAGATAAGTCTTTGATAATTCTTTCTCTTAACTCATCTTTTGATAGTACTTCTTTCTCAGACCTGTTAGCCTGATACTCGTCATATTGTTTTTGTACGAATGGTTCCATTATACTTTAAAGTCCTGAAATTTTTCACTGCCTCTATTTCTGTCAAATACAGGAGTGTCATCATTATCATCAGCATCGAACAGTTCTTCTTGTGCTTCTTGTTCGACATCATAAAACTTCATACGACTTCTATCAACACCAACAACAAATCTTTTGAAGATAGTTGGATCATTGTATCGATTCTTCAACTGTTTAACGACCATTTGATCTAGTTCTTCTAGTTCATCACTGGTGATCAAAGCAAACATCAAGTCAGCAGTTGCAGGAAGACCAAACGATTCTGAAGTATCTTCTAGACCAATGTCTGTAGAACCATAACCTGATCTTGTAGTCTGAGTTGCACTGACAATAGGCAAGTCAAACTCAACTGCAAGACCTCTTAGTTCTTCTGCAATACTTTTTACAAGTGTGTAAGAGTTTGCACCTGAACCTGGTCTTACTCTGTAACTTGCACATATGTTTAGATAGTCTACAAAGATGATATCAGGTCTAAAGTCCTTTTTGATATCAAGTTCTTGTAGTAAATGTCTAAAATGACCTACGTGAGCGGCTGCTGTTGGATATTCTTTGACAATAAGTTTACCTTTTGTTTTGTTTTTAAGTCTGTCGATCTTAGTTTGATATTGTTTCTTTGGTAGATCGGCAAGTTCTTTGATAGGCACATTCAGTACATTAGCATCAATACGTTCTGCAATCTTTTCTTCTGACATTTCCATAGACATATAGAGAACATTCTTACCCATAAGTAAACATGATGATGCCACGTGGCACATGAACATAGATTTACCAACACCTGTACCTGCAAGGCATATGTTCAGTGTTTTGTTTGGTAAACCACCTTTTGTGATCTTGTTGAAATATTCAATGTCAAATGGAATCTTCTCTTCTTCTTTGTTGTAAAACTCAAATCTCTCGTCAGCATCTTCTAAAACATCGTGACCGATGTGTGTGTCGAATGATACTGAGAGAGCATCTTTGAGTAAGTCTGGTATTTCACCTGTTGATCGTTGAGACTTATTATCTAATACTTCAATAGAGTCCATTACTGCAATGTAAATTGCCCTATCTTTGCACCATTGTTCAGTCTCATCTATTATCCACTCGTTGGCGGACTCATCTGCTTGGACACTCAAAGAATTTATCAGTTGTTTCGAAGACTCGACCACTTTGTCGTTAGTACTAGTGGTCTTGTCTAGATTTATGAGAAGTGCTTCAACTGTAGGATTCTTTGTGTACTTATCAAAGTACTCTTTAATTAGTGTAAAAACTAATTGTTCAGATAAGTCGGTGAAATACTCAGACTTTAAAAAAGGAAGACACTTACGTGAGTAAGACTCACTCTGTATCAGATTCCTCAGGACTGTCGATTCTATTCTTGCTTCCATACCTAAAATACTCATTTGCTACTTTTTCTAATCTTTCCATTACCTCTTCTGTAAAGTATTGTTCTGGATTATTGTTAATTGTCTTTGCGAATTGTGTTGTACCATCAGGAAGTTCTACACGTGTAGAAGACTTCTTAAAGATACCACTCGCAAGTGCCATGTCTAAGAGACCATAATATCTGTCTAGACCTTTATCGTATGTCAATCTGACATCTACGATTCTGTTCTCTACAGTTAATCTGCTCTTAGCATTCTTACAGTGTATAATATTTCCTATAACTTCTGTACCCTCTTTTTCCTTTTTCTTTGACAAATAAACGATAGAAGAGGCTGCATATTTCAAACCTGAACCACCACCCATTTCTTTTTGAGGGAACATAGAACCAATTACATCGTATGTGTGATTGGTCACAATCATAGGAACACCTGCTCTACCGAGTTTAAGTGTTAACACCCTAAATGCACCTTTGACAACTTGAGCACGAGTCATGTCTCTAGTTTCCTTACCTGCAGCTGTATCTTCGATCTCTTTGGTAGTTGATAACATACCAAGTGAATCTAAGACAAACATCATAGGTGGTCTTTTAGACTCATCTGTTTCTAAGTACTTGTCAAGAATACTGATTGCCTGTTGACGGAATTCTTGAACTGTTACCACAGGCACGATAACAATTCTTTTTGAATCGATTCCTCTTTCTTCAATCATTTCTTTTGTGATTGCAGATTCGGATTCGAAGTACATAACAGCAGATTCAGGATTATCTTCTAAGAATTTTTTGACCATTCCTAGTGCAAAGAAAGTTTTACCTGTTGCTGATTCACCTGCGATTGCAGTGATTTTGTTTTTGGGAAGTCCACCGTAAAGTGAACCACTAAGTAATGCATTGAAGATGTATGACCCACTATCTACGAATGAATCTACATCACCAGCTGCAACACCATCTGATACGACATTTGCATATTCGTTACCAGAGGCTTTTACTAAATCTTTAATAAATGACATAAACACCTCTCATAATGTAATACTATACAGTATACTCTATGTAGTGTTAATCGTCTAGTGCTTTTTTAGAAAGTTTTTGGTCAAATCTAACATGCTCTTCCATCATGGTTTTGACCTGTTTGAGTTCTGTTTCAATATGAACAATGAGACCAAAGATTACAATAATCATTAGTATGAAGAAGCAATCTAAGAAGTCTAAAATCATACGTCTAATTCACCTTGAGTTTCGACAACAACTGTGCCTCTTTCGATGAGTATCTCTCTGTTTTTAAGATGATTATTTGCAATATCTTCTTTAGATTGACCATCATAAGGAACTGCATGATTATCATTAATCATTTGTGCATTGATACAAAACTTTGTTTCGTTTTCAAATACTGGATGACCTTCATTCTCTATAGAATGAACCCATAATTCACCTAGTATTCTACCGAATTTACCTTTGTCGTGTGATATAAGAGTTACTTTACCTTGAGCTAGTAATTCTTTTAAATGTTTCTTAGATGCTTTACCAAATTTCTTTTCAACTAAGTCTCTTGTTCTGGATTCAGGAGTGTCAATGCCCATTAGGCGTACTCTCTGCTTTTTGTATGTCATGCCAAATCCCAAATCGATATCTACATCGACTGTATCGCCATCAACAACTTTAGTAATAGTTACGTTATACTCATACATTCTTTTTATTCTCCCAATCTTCGATAGCTTTTTTGATACTATCTTCTGCAAGTACAGAGCAGTGTATTTTAATTGCAGGCAATTCTAATGCCTCTGCGATGTCTTTATCTTTGATCGCTTTTGCTTCTGTAATTGTTTTGCCTTTTAGTAAGTCAACAAACATTGAACTACTAGCAATTGCACTTCCACATCCATATGTTTTAAATTTGACATCAACGATTCGTTCTTCTTCGTCAAGTTTAAGTTGTAGTCGCATTACATCACCACATGCAGGCGCACCTGTCATGCCTGTAGCGACATTGGGATCGTTTGGGTCAAATCTTCCGACTGAGAATTGTTGAGGTGCATTAAGAACACCTTCGAATCTATCAATCACTTTTTTACTATAAGCCATGACTTTATTTATCCCAAATAAAAGGGGACTGACTAGCCCCCTTTTACAGTTCTACATTTCTGTGGGAACTCTGAACAATAGAGCATCATTGCCTCAAGCAACATTGCTGTCGGAATGATATCCTCTACTTTTTTTCAGGTTCGTCCTGTAGTTCATCGGTCTGTCTGTCAACCTCATCTGCAACGGTGTCTACTACACCAATTACAGTATCAGCTGCTACAGTTCCGACTGTAACTACATCGTCCTTCACTGCTGTTGCAATGGTTCTTGTTCCTTGAACTGCACCATCGACAACACCAGTTGTAAACTCTTTACCACCTTCAATTACTGCTCCAACTGAGGCACATGAAGGAAGTAATACCACAGAAAATAGTAACATATACATTACTATTTTCATTATATACTCCATATATGAAGTGTGTTTTGTTAGACCACCAACTGTGAGCCTAACCCCTCATTTATTTATGTTAGATAATAACCTGTACTCTTTAATTTGAGGTCAAGTTCGTTATATTGTTCGTAGTCATAAAATTGCATAATCTCATCTATTTGGACTTTTAAACTTATCCATGCAATGATAACAGAACACATAGCTATGTGTGCAGTGAGATAAAGCATTGTAGTGGGGAATAGGTATACAAGTGTTAGTAAGTGTGCAACTAAGACACTGTAAACTCTAAACTTAAGACTTATCAGTAGGTGCCACATTCAACAACAAATCCTTGAACTCATTCGTGTGCCAATAACTATCCAGTGTGATATCAACCACTAATGCAATTAATACCATCGTTAGAATAATCCCCAAATACAAATTGACGAATGCATTGATTTTCATCCATCTAATTAAATGTTTCATTTTATCATCCGAAAAAACTATCTAGCGATGCAACTGGTTCTACATTCCAGTTGATCAGTTTTACAATCGCACTCAAAGGTTCAATGAATGCTTTATCAAATTGCATATCATAATCTATGAATCTGTGTAGATCAAATTCACGAGGCAAAGCACCAACAAAAGAAATGACATTCTCGTTTATAGGGTTTGGTGTTGTTAGATATGTAAAGTGAACTTTTTCACCGTTCTTAATCATTTCATACCTCATGTCGAGGCTCTTGGATTTTAACAAATGATTATACAAAAGCGAGCCTCGAACATGAATCGGTGTACCCTTAGAATAAATGTTTGTTGAGTCAGCGTATTGTGCTAGACCTTTACACCCACGTGGAAATGCCACTTGTTCAGGTGGTAGATTACGAAATTCTTTTCGTGATGTCTCTACAAACTCCCATAGTTCCTGTTCTGACTTAGTCATAACAACAGTCAATGCTTCGGTCAATTTGTTTCTGACCCATTGTGGTGTAGAAGACTTTGCAGTTTCAATGCCCATCATTTTGAGTTTTGGTTCTGCAAGTCTTACGCCTTCATTGTCATGTACGTTTAGAATGTATCGTTTCTTGGCAGTCCAGATACCACGATCTGCAATTACTTCTCGACCCATTTCCATCTTCTGTTGAAAGGCGTTTGTGTAATCTGCCAAGTCTTTGAAACCGTTTGTTAGTGCCTCTTCGATTTTAGTTTCTGCCTGTGAAAGAAAGTCTATGATCTTTTCTTTGGGCGTATCTTCTGGAAAGATATGTTTAACTAATTCATCCATTGTGATATAAACTGAGTCTGTATCCATTGCAATGACATAGTCTTCATCTGTTTTTAATAGATCATTTAGATAATCATTGACAGTCTTTTCTGCCCACTTGATGATCAATTGACCAGACATTGTGATTGCCTCTGCAAGATCAATGGAAAAGAATGCAAAGTATTGATTTGCCATTGCACCATAAGCTGAGTTCAATGCGATCTTACGTACTTGTTGATTGTTGTATGCTCTTTTGATGAGTGTGTTGAGTTCTCGTTTACGTTTAGGGTCATCACATTTCTGTAACTCTTTCTGATACTCAATCATCTTACCTTTCCACACTTTACGTTCTTCGTAGAAAGTTTCCATGAGTTCAGGAAACATGCCTTGTTTATCACGTGAGAAGAGAGCACCATTTGGTGCAACTGTTGTGTTTGTTTGTTTACAGTATGATAGATCACATTTCTTTTCAAGTAAACGTTCTATACTTACATCTTGTCTATTGCCTCTGACAAGTTTCTCAGGCGAAATGTTGTACTGCATAATGATATGTGGGTACAGTGAGTTCAAGTCAAATGACATTACCCAATTGTGACCACCGACTTGTGGTTCTTTGACATATGCACCAACAATTGGTTTGTTCTTGTCATTGCCAGATTTAAGTCTTTGAGGTGGTGTCTGAATGCCTTGATCTTTTAAGAAGTTGTAGATGATAGTTTCCCAATACTTCACCATGCCAAATGTATCTGCATAGTTACACTTAGCAGTATAAGCTTGAGAACAAACTAACTCTAAGAATCCTAGTTTCTCATCTAGTTCTTCAACAAGTACAACGTCTCGTACATTGTATTCTAAAAACTTACCATAGTCCTGTCTGTATAATGTGTGTAGTGAACCATACTCTGAGTAATCAAGTTTACCTTTGCCTAGTTCTACTTGTGCGATGTGATCTAATTTGTATGACTCTTGGTTAACAAATGTTTTCTTACGATACATTTCCAGATAGTCGATGATATTAATACCATCTAGGTTATAGACTTGTTGTTTCTGATAACCTTGAGATACAAATTCTCTGATAGTTGATTGACCCCATGGCGACAGTTTCTTATGTTCGTGTTCACCAAATAGTCTATCGATACGATTACAGATATAAGTTATATCGAATGAGTTAACATTCCAACCAGTGACGATGTCGAACCATTCTGTTCTCCAATACTTGACAAACTTGGTAAGTAAGTCTGCCTCTGATTTACAATTGTGATAGACTAGATTCTGTTGATGATCCCAAGGTCCAATACCGAAGACTTGAGGTTCTTTACCGAATGGTTTGATTGTGATTGCATTGATCTTTTCACTTGCGAGCATTGGTTCTGGAAAACCATCTTCACACTCACACTCAATATCAAGTGTTGCAATCTTTATTGTATTGAAGTCCCATTTGATATCGCCTTGAAACTTATCTGAAATATATGTGTAGATGTATCTATCATAACCATGTATTTCAAAACCTTCAACACCATCATACTTCTCTTTGAACTTACGAGCACCACCCATTGAGTTGAGTTCTACAACTTCAAGTGGTTTACCGTCTAGTGCTTTGTATGGTGTATTAGGCTTCTTTGAGGGAACAAAGTGTTTTGGTCTGTACGAAACTGAAAGTTTCTTTTTCTTGCCGTTTTGATAACCCATGACAAGAATTTTGTCACGTGTACGACATACATTTGTATAAAAATCCATGTAGTTATTATACTACAAAGACTATTCGTTTAAAAGGGACTTTTCTGTGTAATCGGAGAAATGCTTCTGCACCATGTCTTTGATATCTTCATAGTGTGCAATTTGCTCTAATTCTTTTTCGATTGTTTCAATGTGATCACCATGTTCGGCAACACCGACAGCGTTCTTACATTGAACAAGCACATTAGTTTTGTGTTTTGCTATATGTCCATCAGCATGTGCTACCACTGATTTCAATATTTCATTCGTCATATCTTTCATACTTACCTTACTTGACCTCTTATAGAACCACCTTGTAAGGCGCCAGCACCTTTAACACTACTGTTATCGATAACAGGATTATTGTTACCTGTTTGAACCTTAAAATTCTGTGCTAATTGAGGTCTAGGTTCAAATATAGTTTGAATAGAATTTTTATTAATTATAAATTCATATTTCATGGCATATGGAATCCAATTTGCAAAGTTTACTTCCATTTTGCCATCTTCGGCAGCTGTAATGATTATTTGTGGTTCAATAATTTTCCAATTGCCATTAAAAAGTTTTTTAGCAAAGCCCATAATGACTTCACCTGTGGTGAGTCTGATACACTGGACTTTCATACTGAACGTACCATCTCCTGAAGTTCTACTGATCTACGACCAACTTGACCAAACCATTTAGAATCTTCCATCTGAATTGCCATTTCTTCCCAATTAGATGTAGCACATGCATATAACATGTTTCTAAATTTACCTAGTCTGTTTGCACCTAGATTAAAACACATGTTAACTAACACGTGTTGAATCTCTTCTGGTAAATTATCGAAGTCGATGTTGTGGTCTTTACATACATGTAGAGTTTCTTCTACGTGTTTATCGAAATCAATATCGTATACTGCATCAACTCTTTCTTGTGATACAGGTGTGCCTTCTGGCTCACCAAATTCTGGATCATCTTCTCTTACTAGATGCCCAACTCCAAAGGTTAGATAACCTAATGAGTCTTTGTAAATTTCTAAAACTTCACCTTCATGTCGTTTAATCTGTTCTTTTAAAACGTCTTTATTCATAATTACCCTTTGTTATTATTCTGAGAATGGTTCTGGATCTTGTTGACCAATGTGTGTAAATCCTTCTGCAACTTTTTCTGCAATCGCATCTGCACATCCAGCATCTTCAGCGTCATCAAATGACCAGTAATGTCCGACTACTACGCCGTCTATTTCTTTTTCAAATTTGTGATATATAAGTGCCATTATAGTGGTTCTCCGTATTCGTTTAATTGACTCCAATCAACATTACCAAAATATTGTTCATACAACCTATTACGTTCTGCTTCGATTTCAGCTTCAGTCTCATAAATTGGACCTGGTAAAAAGACAATCTTCGGTTCTTCCGTTTCTCTGTCTTTATAAGGTAATTCGAATCTGTAATTAAGTATTCCTTCCATCTGGTTTATCCTGATCGGCTTCCTTTTTCATTTGTTCATCCATGAGCTCAACTAAAATTTCACCCATTAGATCGTTTAGTTCGCTATTATTTATATATTCTTGTATCCTTTCCTCTGTTGGTTCGATGCCATCTGGTAATTTTCTGATAGTTCTTTCAAAGTTTATTTGAGGTTCACCATCAACAAACTGAACATTACCATATTGATAAACTAAACCCTTGTATGGGTCTTCAAGCAACTGAATGCCTGCATCTTTTTCAAAAGGATTCTCTACGACTTGGTATACTGTACCGAATAATTTACTCATCTTATTATATCTATATCTGCATTCTTAGACCAAACTTCAAGTTCTGTTCTAAGTCTGCCATCATTATTTAGGTTGTTAAATCTTTTTGTTGCCATCTTTTTCCACCACTCAACAATGGAATCAAATTCATATCTGTCAAAGTTTTCTTTTTTGACCAATGTATCAGTCTTCATATTTAGATAGTCGGCAACGTTCTCATATCCATATGTTGATACGTATTGTCTTTTCTGTTCTGTTAAACTCTTAGCATCAACAAAACATTGATTGAATTCTGTAAGTTTAGGATTACCTTTCAAACTATTCTTAATGATACTAATCATCTTAGTTTGTGTTTTAAGTTTTCTACTTGAAGCATTTGGATCAATGAGAGGTTTACCATCATTCTTATTCTCAAACCAATCTTTTAAGTGATGATACTTATTATCATTGATTGAAGGTACAAAGTCTGATACTGTAAGACCTGTAAAACGTAGGAAAGGTTTCATGCCATCATACATTGATGATGCTTTGGAACTACCATACAAAGATGTAGTTTCGAACATACAAAACTCTGACCCATATTTATCTCTAAGTGTTCTTCTTGCAAGGTGTGAACAACAAATACCAGCAAGTAGTTTACCACCAAGATAATTAAATCCAAATGGTTGAGTAGGTACAATGTTGAAACCCATGATCGTTGAATCATTGAATCTCTTCATTACATCTTTGTCTAAAGTATCTAACGGATTACCCAAGAACTGATTTCTTGGCTTACTATTAATAGTAGGAGAACCGAAACGTATAAAACCAACAATCTTGTTAGTATTCTTTTCATAGACTACCCATTTAAGTGATTTGCCTGGTATAGACTTTTCAATTGCATGTGATGTTACAATCTCTAAGTAATTATCATAGAGTTCGTTTGATAGAACTCTACACTCAAATTCCATATCTTGTGGGTGCATAGTGAAATCAGAAAACATATCATCTTCTGGACCCATGCCGAATAATGGAGTTGGCATTTCTGCCACTCTTTCTAGTTTGACCTTTCTTAGATAGTCATCAATGCGATCAAAGTTCGCATAGTAATCTATGAAAACTTGAGCTGCATATTCGGCGTCTTGTTTTTCTAATATCATAATGAATAAACCCACGTACAGTATATCATACTACGTGGGTCTATTGTAAGGGGATTTTTCTTAAAGATTCGCTAGTACGTTTTCTGGAGAAGAAATAACGTATGGGTCGCCTTCGATGTTTGCACCGAAACCTTCTTCTGCGAAGACTTGTTCTACAACACCATCATTAACAACCATGCTATATCTCCATGATCTGTGACCGAATCCTAGGTTATCTTTTGGTACTAATGCACCAATTGATCTAGTGAATGTACCGTTACCATCAGCAACTGGTTTAACGTTCTTCACATCTAAGTCTTTGAACCAAGCATCCATTACGAAACTATCGTTTACTGATACACAATAAATCTCATCGATGCCTTTTTCTTTGAATTGATCAAACTTCTCATCAAAACCTGGTAGTTGATATGTTGAACAAGTTGGTGTGAATGCACCTGGTAAACCAAATATAATAACTCTTTTACCTGAGAAATATTCAGTTACAGGATTCACATGTTGAAATTTGCCATTTATTCTTACTGGCATGTTTACGTTTTGTAAACTATCACCTACTTCTATCATAATAAATTACCTTTTTTTTAAATTGGAGCGAGATAGGGGGTTACCCTATCTCTTAACTGGTAGTTAAGCGTTTTGTCTTAAACTAATCTCGCACCATCCATATTACTAAAACAATTAAAAAACTACAAGGGGTTTTTTTATTTTATTTTAATAACTTGTGGTTTCTCTTCTTCAGGTATCTCTCTTTCGAGGGAAACAATCAAAAGACCATTAGATACTTCAGCACTTTTAACTTTGACGTGTTCGCCAAGAGTCCAACTTCTAATGAAGTTTCTTTCTGAAATACCTTTATGGGCGAAATCTAGTTCTCTAGTTTCTTTTTTACCTTCTATCTTTAGGACCGAGTCTTTGAACTCAATAGAAAGTTCACTCTTATCAAAACCTGCAACTGCAAGCTCAATGAGATATGTGTCGTCTGAGGACTTGATCACATTGTAAGGTGGAAAGTTATCTGAAATATTTGAAATTCTCTCCATGTCTTCGAAGAGTCTGTCAAATCCTATTGTGAATGGTCTGAACCGACCAAGTGCGTCTATACTTGTCATATTTTTCTCCTTTATTAAGCAAGTTTATATTCTTGACCCCATATGGGCGTCAAGGCGTATGGTCTCTTCGTAACCGAGCACTTTTGAAGATAGTTTTCCCGAAGGTCATACCCGTGCTCTTTTGAAGTCACAAAGAGATCATACTAAAATCTATCACTTTTGTGTGGTGCTAGAGAAGTAGGATTCTTTCACTTACGATCTAGTCTCCCTTTCTCAGTGAACCTATCAGGTGATAGGGTGAGGGTAATAGTAGGATTTCTTCACTTACGATCTGATCTCCCTTATCGATCCCTCTAAAACAGTCCAAAGTCAAGTAAACTTGTTTTGAACTGCTTTATATTTATACCATTATATAGCCTTTCCTAGGAAAAAACTAGGGGTTTTTTAGCTAAGATATTTGTTACAAATTTTATGAAACTGACTTCGTTTCATCATTTTGTCGTATGCTTTGAATCTGTCAATGAGAAAGTGTCCCACATTGGCAGACCATGATGCTAAATATTGCATTTTAATCTCCTATGTTGTGTTGTAACTATCCGTGACTTGCTCTTCCCATATAGGTACTCTGTCTTGTCACATAATTGTCACATAGGTATATATGCTTAATTAAATACTATATTTGCTTTACCGATCTTATTTCTTCGTACAATTTCGTTTTTAACTTTCTGTTTGAGTTTAGGTATTACAGGTTTGTTATACGCCTCAATTAACTCAGCATTAGTTTTTGACTTCATGTACTCGTGTTGGATGGTTTTCTTTTTGGTAGCACGATCAATTAAGACTGCTGTTTTTCCATATTTCACTGGCATCATGTTCTCCGTTAATCGTGTATTTAGTTTTTTATCGTTTTTGACAGTTTCTTTTTGCTCGATCTATGACCTCAAAGTTGTTATGAACAACATACATTCCTAGTGCTGTTGGTAACCACATGTCCCTCTGTTCTAAGATATTTTCTTTTTGAAAAAGTATAAAGGGGTGTAAGAAAATAGCTTTGTGTATGAGTATTCTATCTAAATGTGGTACTTCTGGTAATAATGGATTCTGTTCGTATACGCAATCGTATTTCATACCTCGATTGGTTGTCCATACATCTAATGCCTGAAATGTCCAGAATAAGTACCATTGGTAGTCGTTTACAGGTTGACTATCTCTAAACGGTATAGATGTCAACTTGTTCTGATTTGCCTTTAACTTTAATTGAATCGACTTTTCTAAATGAGTATTCTGTACATAATCCAGCAGTTCTTTGCGATAACAACAAGTCCACCCCATTGTAATTACGAGTTTGTCCTTCGAGTCTAGCACCCAAGTTGACGGCGTCTCCAATGACGGAATAGTCAAATCTAATTTCTGATCCCATGTTTCCGACAATACATTCGCCTGTGCTGATGCCGATACCGACATTAATAGGAGGGAGATTGAGAGGAGAAAGTTCTTCATTTAATTCTTTTGTAGCTTCTAATACTTCTAATGCTGATTTAACTGCTAGGTTCGCATGATCTTCACAATCAAGTGGAGCATTCCAAAATGCCATGATACAATCGCCCATGTATTTGTCTATAGTACCTCTGTTATTTATGATTATCTTTGTTTGCACATCTAAGAACTTATTGATTAGTTCTACAAGTCCTTCAGGATCATCTTTGTTCTTATACGCTTCTGAGATTGGGGTAAACCCACATATGTCCATAAACATGAACGTCATCTCTTTTCTTTCACCACCAAGTTTGAGTTTACTTGGATCTTTCTGCAATTCTTCAACCATCTCTGGAGATAAATATTTCTGGAACTGCTTCTTAATTTGTTCTTTGAGTTGATATGTTACATAGTATTTGTTAAAAGAAGCATGACCGAAAACTATTAAGGAACTCATAGATGACCAGAAGGTATCGAAAAGAACGAGATCAGAAATCCACAAATAGTAACCCCCACCCAATTGAAGTCCAACAATACCTAGACTCGCTATCGCCGACAGACTTGTGGGAACATTGTAAACCACTCCCAATATTAATAGCAAGACTGACACCAAAAGAACAACTTCGAGAAATTCAAGATAGTAGGATTGTTGTATTTGAACTCCTTGCCAAACGGTTTGGATATGGGATGCTTGAACTTCGTGGGGATACTTTGCACCCATTGGGGTTGAAGATGGATTATTCAGTCCTTCAGCAGTCAGACCCCACACTAGAATCTTATTCATAAGATCAGTAGAAGATAGGTCGGCAGCTGAGACTCTATTGAAATCGTACCAATAAGAGATCATTACATCACTTGTTGGGGTGGTTTCTATTGGGTCTTGTTTACCAATTCTAATCCATTCTATGCCTACTTCAGGTGTAACCTTTGTGTTGTAGTTAGGCATATCCCAATATGCACGTATAGTTTCAAGTGCTATCGAAGGATAAATTGTATTGTTTGCATAGACTAATAATGGTGCCGATCTAATAGTACCATCAAAGTTTGGTGTACCTGCCTGTAAAGGTGTTGCACTAGTGACACCAACACCATAAGTATTCATCTCTAATACTGGTACAGGAGATGAGATACCTGGATATTTCCATATAGAATCTTCAATACTTCCCCCACCAAATGTAGTTGTAGGAACGAATGGTGCGTTGCCTGTGTCTTTCTGTGTAGTTGGTTGACTAGATAATATAGTCAATCGATTGATAAGACCTTCTGCAAAATCATTGTCTTGGCCAAATCTATCTGGTTCTGTAAATGCAATTGCAAATACGTGAGTGTTTGTAGGGTCTGTATCTAATAGTATGTCTCTGTAGATGCCTCTAGGCCAAGGAAACTGACCATATTTTTCTAATGCTTTCTCATCAATATCTACTAAAACAATATCGTCTACTAGTTCTATTTCTTTTTGTTGATGCAAGAAATCGAACCATGACCATGATATGTTTTCTATAAAATATGGATTCCAAATCTTAAGACCGACCAATAATGAAATGGTCACTAGTACGGTTTTCCACGAATACATTAGTTTTGTGTTACTGAGACTGAACAACCACCGACTGTCTGGCAGTCTTGTGTAAGTGTATATGATTGATTGGTTGATGTTTGTTGAAGTAGATATAAATCTGTTCCGTATGTTCCACCAAGTGTAATGGTTGCTGAATGACTGCCACTACCTTCTTGTTTTATCCATGCTTCGTTGTAATCGTTGTTTGTTGTAAGTGAAAGATAGTGATCACCTTGTCTTTGATGTGTATAGATGTCATTGTAACTACTATAAATGTTTACATATGCCTGTATGGTATCACCTGAATCATCATTTCTTTGTGTTCCGATAAATGTATTATTGTTTCCGTGTATATCTAATCTCATATACATTCCACCATATTCATCATTGTCGATATAAAAATCACCTGTATCTGTAACTCTAAATCCTTGTCCAAATTTTACTGTATTG